GTGCATTTTTGGATGTTGTATGCGTACATGTGGTTTAGGGCGCAATGTCATGTGCTGCCGTACCGTTACGCTGACAACGTCCATCGCTTTCCACATGGTCTTGAAAGACATTTGATTGTTGACGGTAAGATTGGGGATTTAATCTCCGCTGTGTTAACTTATCGATTGTCTGGTTACGTAACCCGATGGAATACTGCCAACCGTTGTCGTTGGCTACTGCGCGGCTACGGTCATCCCACGTTTTTGACTGGAGCAGCGGTGGCCGTGGCGTTAGCGCATTTCCACCTGTGGCTTGCTTTGCTTGCTTTGGGCAGCTGGACTGTTGGATATTACCAGCTTGCCAAGCATGCGACGGCTAGTCGCTTGAATCGAAGCCCCAGACCACTTTGGGAAGTGTTGAAGCCTTTCACTGGCGATGCTGCCGATGTTTTGATTCCTATTGTCGGATTTGCGTTTCTCGCCACATCATTAATGCGTCTGCGGCGACGATATTACCCCGAAACCCAGGCTCAGCCCGATATGCCGTACTCTTATGTGCCTGAGGACCACGAGCAGCCACCCAGTCTCAAAGCTGCCACGATGACGCAAACGCAGACAGCCCACGTGCTTTCTCAAAACATGGGCTCGATATGCGTTACGGGGCCCAAAGGTAGGAGGACTGTGTCCATTGTCGGAGTTAAAGGAACGTTATGGTTGTGCCCTCGGCATGTGTTTTCAGTTCAGGGTGATCATGATGTTTACGATGTCCAAGCTTGGCGTCATGGAGGCAAGCAGCGGCCCATTACGCAACTTCACAAAGATTCCATTAGCCCCGTGGGAGTCAAAGATTTGTTGTTGCTTAATTTGCCTGATCTGGGGTTGATTAAAGACGTCTCCCATCTGTTGCCACGTTCGGAGCCAAGAGGCACACGATACTGTCGGTTGCTGTTAAAGAAGGGAGAGACGCTTCAAGATCACAACCTAAGGGTTGAGGCTGTCAACGTGTTAATTGACAAACCCCCAGAGTACAATTGGCCAGGCGCGACTGTTAAGTCCCGGCGGCAAACTTACGACATTAAAGCCGGCACCACTGAGCGTGGTAGCTGTGGAAGTCCTGTTGTGAGTTTTGCTGGGAAAGAGAAGATGTTGGTCGGAGTGCACGTCATGAAACTAGTTGCCGGGAAAGCGTACGACAAGTGTGGTTTGGAGACGATTACGGAGAGCGAATTCGCGCGTGCTCAAAAATATTTTGAGCGGAAGCATGAAATTGTAGCTCCAAAGATGCATCTCGAGATGCGCACCGTTGAAGGCTTACCTCAAGTTGAGAGGGGTGCTGTGCATGCCAGGCACAGTTTGAACTTCGTTGAAAACCCAGATGAGACAGATATCTTGGGTTTTTGGCATGCAAGATCAACACCTGTGTCTAAAGTAAAACCATCGTTGATTGCACAAGACGTTGAGAGCGCCTTTGGCTTGCGGCAGAATATGTTTGGCCCTCCTCCTTTTCGCCATTTCGAGGACGGCACGCCCAATTGGCCTTATACAGTGGGGTTGGAGCAAATAACACACCGTGGTGCTCATTACGTCATGGAAGCCGTGCCAGCAATACGAGAAATGCTGTTGGGCACGTTTGGAGCCGACCTTCGGGATGTGCGACCTTTAACGCAATATGAGATACGGAATGGTTTGACCGATAAAAGCGTAAACCCTCTGAACATGAAGTCTTCGGCAGGACATCCGTACAACATGGAGAAGCGGAAAATGAGCCCGAGTAAAAGTCCCCCCTATGAGCTGCATTCAAGCGCTTGGCAGGCCCTAGAAAGATTCGAGAAATCGATTGACGATGGGGACGTTGAGATTCAGGTGTTTAAAGCTACTTTGAAGGATGAGCCCGTGCTGACTGGGCAAAAGAAGAAAGCCAGACTGTTTCAGGCGAGTTCGCTGGCATTGACTTTGTGGATACGGAAACATTTGGGCTGGTTATGCTCACACATGGCTCGATTTAACTTGAGTTTGGGTGTTGCGATTGGCATGGATTGCCAGGGGCTTCGTTGGAACGATATGGTTACAGAATTCGACACTGGAAAAGAAGACATTATCCAGTATGACTACAAAAAGTTCGACCAACACGTGAGCCCTGCCATGAAGTGCGAAGTTGTCAGATTTGTGTGCACACTGATGGAAAGAAGCGGA